TGGAAAAACCTGTCTCACCCACTGGCATATCATACCAGTTCTTACTGGCAAGAAACTTATCTACATCGGCATGTTTCCAGTTAAGGCTGGCATAGATAGCAGACCTACGACTACCACCTTGCATAACTCTTCGTCCAATCTCATTGATCATCTGCATCTTTGGTATAGGACCAGAGGCAAGACCACCTGTACCATTGAGGATACGTCCTTCCTCACGGTATACAGAATAATCTATACCAATACCACCTCCTGTCATAAGGCAGGACTCTGACTTCCAAGAAATGTTAGCCCAATCTTCTCTGGTATCTTCTTCTGCTTTGAGCAAGTAGCAGTTGTTAAAAAACTTATTCTCACGTCCTGCATAATAAAGATAACGACCACCGGGAATAAATTTCAGATCAGTAATCATACGTTTTAATTCATCTTTATCATCTTTACTTAGATAGTCTTGACATACATCATCTACCAAAACTGATGACAGTGCATCCCATGTCTCGCACCCATGATGGGCATACTTATGTTTAAAAATGTCTTCGCTAAACTTAGAGCGAAACATAGGATTCTCGTTTGATCTGAATTGTGCCATATTATTCCCCTTCTCCATAATCTAATTCTAATATTAACTGTGCATAATGTATTACTTTTTCAATATCTTTACGGCCTTCTCCTTTTTTTCTATGCCTAGTAATATACTTAACTACATTTCCCTCAAAGTAATCTAGTTTGTTTTTGTGAATATATTCAACAGGTTGTATCTTACAATCTTTGTAGTGTTCTCCACCTACCTGTTTTGTTGAAGCTCTTTCTTCTTTCATGCGTCTAAGATAGTATTTATAATTACTTTCATTCGTCAAAGAATCTGATAATTCTTTTTCTAACATTTCTATTTCCTTTTTGATTGACAACAGAAGAAGCAAAGACACGGACAAAAGAGGGATTTACTCCTGCATTATCACAGATTTCTTCAAAATCTTTTGCTGTTTCTCCTTGTGTAGAAAAAAACCAAGCGTGTGCATTATCTCTAGTAATTGAGATACTTGTATCAGTTACAGATGTATTAAGCTTTGTAAGATCCATCAAAGCTTGAACAATAACTGATGTATATAATTTACGATACTTTTTTTCTAGTGCGTCATCGCCCATGTTTTTCCTACTTTATAGTCACAATCTAATTTACATTTCATATTTAATGTCTGTGTTGTTAAGTCAATAGCTTCTTTTGTAATCGTACAAAAACGATTAACATCTTTATTTAGCACTTCAAATTGATACTCATCGTGTATCGATGCTACAAGTTTTGCATCTATACCAGACATATTAATTTTCTTTATAATATGTATCAACCATTTCTTACATACAATAGCTCCTGCTCCTTGAAGTAAAGTATTAAGGGCAGCATGTTCAGATCTTATTTTTAAATATCTACCATCAAGACCTTTAACTTTTCCACTTTCGGCTTCTTGTTGTACTCTTGTTCTTAGTTCTTTAAGGTCTGGTAAATTATCTAAAAAAGTATTAACTAACTTTTGACCTTTTTGTGCATTACCTCCCACAATTTTACCTATCTTAGCTGCTCCTGCTCCATAAAGAAAAGCATAGATAAAAGTTTTCGCCTGATCTCTATCAGTAAGACCAGCCAACTTCATATTGGCTGTGTGTATGTCTCCATCCAAAACTTCTTCTATGTATTTTTTATTACCCATATAATGAGCAAGACATCTAAGTTCCAAACCAGAAGCATCAGTACCTACTAATGAATATTTATTAGTATCTTCTACTGTCCATAGATCTCTACACTCTTTCCCATAGGGGCTATAAACAGCAGGTACTTGCGCCATATTAGGGCTATGGTGTGCCATCCTTCCTGTAATAGTTTTTAGTGTGAGAACTCTACCTCGTACTCTTTCATCTTCTTCACATTGCTTTATCCATGCTTTCAACAATCCAGTTCTTTTTTGTAGTAGAAAAAAGCGACTAAACATTTTAGCTTCCGGCATGTCAATTTCATTTAAAATCTTTTCATTAACAATGATATTACCTTTATCAGTATATTGGCTTGGCTCCCATCCTTTTTGTTGTAAACGTTCTGCTATTTGTTTTCTACTTGCTATATTAAAAGGTATGTATTTAACTTTAGTTTTTAATTGTATCTCCGTTGGAGGAAATATTTCTTGAGCTTCTCCTTCAAGCTTTCTTTCTTCCTGCTCTAGTTGAGAAAGCAGAATTATAGCTTCTCTTAATTTAAATGCAAAACCATTCTTCTGCTGCTGATCTATTATAGTTCGTATATTATGTTCTAGTCTTATAGATTTTTGTGAAAAATCTTTACCTTCTTTCTCCAAGTAATGTGCAACTTTCCAAGTAAGTTCCGCATCACGGATACAGTATTCCAACATGTCTTTACTGTAAGAAGCAAACTTATTAAAGTCTCCTTTGTTATAGTTCAAACGATTACCCCAAGATTCTAAGGAGTGACCATCTTCTCTAATAGAATTAAAAAGCTGTGACTCTATTAAAGTATCCCTGACTTGAGATACTTTTATGTTACAGCCTAGAAGTCTATTAAGAATAGGGGCATCAAAAGATACCCCATTGTGCATAATAAATTGATCTATTTTTTTAGACCATTCAGGAAACTTCTTACATTCATCAAGTGACCATGTTTTTATTTCTCCTGTATCATAATCTTTTGAAACAATGCAATGTATCTTTGTTGCATTTAGCGAATCAGTTTCAATATCTATGATAGCTTTCATTACATATCTACTAGCCTAGCATCCTCTACATTAATATGAAAATAGTTTTCATTTCTTGTATTAGGACCATAAGCTTTTTTAATTTCACTTTCTGCAACTGTCTTTCCTGAAATATGCCATGCTTGTTTACAGTCATTTCTAAATACAACAAATGTTAGTTTATCATTTGGAAACTCTTTTTGCCAACGATCAATTAATTTTTTCTTTCTAAAGGGTATACGTATATCTTTCCAATGCTCCGGCCACTTACCTTTCCAAGAATATTTTATTTCAACTTCATAAAAGTATTCTCTTGGTTTAATTGTTGAAACATCATGATCAATTTTATTACATACTAAATCAAACGACATTGTTTCTCTGTCGTCTATGTTTACATACCCATTTAAGTTTAGCCATTTTATCATGGCTTTTTTAGCAGGGGGATCTGACTGATTATATAAATCTTTATCAAAGGGTTTGGTCGTATTCATCGTCTTCTCCTTCTTCATTACGATCTATCTCAGTCATCCTACCTGTTTCACTATCATAATGCAAGTAGGCAGCTATACCAGTATCTCCGGTATACCTATTCTTTAGTACACGTAATACAGTTGTGTTTGCTTCGATAGGATCATCAGCTTGCTGATTACGTTCTAAAGCTATTACCGAATCAGATAGATGTGCAATAGCTGCTGAACCACGTAGATGAGACAGAGATACTTCTCTACCATCTTCATGACCACGATCACCCATTGGCCTTCTTAGGTGGCTTACCAACAATAAAGATATACCTGTTTCTTCAACTAAAGATCTTAGCTTAGTCATTAGTATGTCAATGGACTTACGTTCATCTCCGTTGTCTTCCTGACCAGATACTAGGATAGATAAGTGATCTAATATTACCCACTTTGTATCCATAGCTTTAGCCATGAAGCGAACACGATTTAAAATTTCATCGTTACTAACACTACCAAAGTGATCAAAAGCAAAAAACCTATTAGTTCCTGTGGTTTTATCACGCCATTCTCTTAAATCATTTAAACTATGTTGATCTCTAATCTCTTTAATATAAAGTCTAGCATTAGCTTCAACAGACATTAGATGAAATATCGTATTCCTTACACTCTCTTCTAAAGCAAAGAAGCCAATATTATCTTTAGTATTCTTTAATAGATGGTGAGCAAGCTCTCTAATAATACTTGACTTACCCATACCAGCGCCAGATGTAAAGCATACAAGCTCTCCAGTACGGATACCATACGTTTTCTTATTCAACCCTTCCCAAGGATATGGGCAAGTATCACAGTAATCTTCTTCAAAGAGTTCATCACCAAAAGAACCAAGGTTAATAATACCAGCAGGAGTATAGGGTTCAGCGTTCCACCATGACTTTGTAAATCTTTCTCGTTGATTTACTTGAAGATATTCATTGGCATCTTTAAGATCAAGATTAACAATACGACATTTGTTAGGCTCGAATAACTTAGCTACATCTTCGGCTGCATCTTTACCTTGCTTATCATTATCAAAACATATAACAATATTTTCAAAGCTGTTAAGAAAATCAAAAGATTTTTTACAGTTATTAGCTGCTGACTGTGCGCCATTCTTTACAGATACTACAGGCCACTTTGATCCAAGCAATTCATAAGCACTCATAGCATCAAGCTCACCTTCTACTACAGTGACATACTTTCCGCCTTTGCCGAATAAGTTTTCACCAAAGAGAACAGCTTTAGATAAATCACCTTCAACCCAGAAGTCTTTGCTTTCTGTTTTTCTAACCTTAGATGCTATATGCTCACCATCTTTATCAAAGTATTTATAGATATGATGGCTTTGATCTGTGCCTCCATTATCATTTACAAATGTATTATAAACTTTAGCAGAGTTCTCTGAGATCTTTCGATCAGTAAGTGCTGCTAAATACCCTCCACTTTTAAGTGATGTAGATGACACTGGTGTTGTAGTATTAGATTGCATGTGAGAACCTTCATTATTAGAAAAACGTGTATTGCAAACAAAACAAAAAGAATGCCCATCACTATGTTGGACATTCCCGTTACTTGATCCACATTCAAGACATGGACCTCTTGATAACCAGCCTTCGGCCATTACCATTTTCCTTTACTGTATTGAAACATTTCATTAGTAATGTTTTTTCTTTTAGCTATCACCTCCCTTTCTACAGATATTAAAAATTCTATTTGATCAATTCTTTCAAGCTTACTAAAGGCATCTTCAAAAGTAACTATCGGGCTTTGTCTTCCTTTTCTTTTATAAACAGTAATTAATGTTTCTGTCATTAATCTTAACCTTTTTTAATAGTGTATTTAAACTTTGGATCAGATCCTAGGTGATACCAAAGAATATATCGAGAGTCAAGAGCTTCTTTAGCAGCTTTATAAGTATTAAAACTTTCTAATATTTTTTCTTTTCTATTATGTATGACATGCATATTCCAAATCTTTTTCATCGGGCAACGCCCCCGCATGGAGGGGGGGTGTTGACCGGACTAACTATACTCATCAATATCATTTTGAATATTTTGTATAAATTCATTTTGATCAGCTACCATATCTTGTAGTTCTTCTTTGGCAAGTTTTTTTGCAGTTTTAGAGTCATACCCCTCGTTCTTATATTGAGAAGTAAGTTCTCTAAAAATTTGTTTTCTTTCTCTTTGCCAAATATTTTTGGACATCTAACTAGATTCGCTGCCTTCTTCAAGATCATCCCAAAACTTTGCCGCATCTTCAGGATTATGAGGATCATAACCACACTCAATCATAAACTCATTTAATGCATTGTATTCTTCTTTGGTTGTGTTTACCTTTTTTCTGTAAGCTTCAAAGTCTATTACATTTTCGTTTTGTTTTTCAACTTCCCATGATTTATCAACAGAAATTCCATTAACTTTTTCTAAATCTTTAGTCAATATATCAATCCTTTTTTTAGAACGGTTTAGCTGTCTTTTCAATGAGTTAATTTGTTTGGTAAGAAGTTGTTTTTCTTTATCAATTTCTACCATCTCTTCTGCTCCTTTAATTGGTCTGGTAAACCTTCCTCCAACATAGTTATTATAATAGGCATACTTATCTGTACCGTCAAGTATCTTTGTAAGAACTCCAAGTTTAATTTGATAATGAAGTTCATAGTATTTCATTGTTCTTTTATTTTCGTACTGATCTATTAATACGAATGTAAAGTTTTTCTTTCCTATCTTTTTAATATCTTCAAGCAAAGATTTAGAAGATCCCATGTATTCTTTCCAGTTAGAACCAACAGTCTTTCCATTTCTTTTTACGAAGTATTGTTTACATCCTATATAAGCTTGCTTTGTTTTTTTATTAGTAATTTTATAGACAAAACCAAAATACTTATCAGGATTTGGTTTTATTTTTTTATCATAAGTCCAATGCATTATTCTATTAGCTCTTCAACTTCTGGTTGTCTTCCTATTTTTGTAAGATATCTTTTATTTTTTGCATAATTAAATACACGAAGTCCTTGACCATTATTAGCATCTGACCAACACTCTCTTTTATAGTCACAATAAACACAACCAATAGGAAGCTTATAGTTGCCAGACTTACCATCAGGTATATCGGAATAGCACCGATCAGGTATGTTATTATCTGACACCATCTTTTTAAGATATTCCACACGTTTTGTAGCATTAATCATTTCCAATGAATGTACTGGAGTTAAACATATTTCACCAGTTGATTTATCTATAACAAGAAATGCAGCTTCATCTACTTCATTTGCTTGAGCGTATGCAGATATCTGAGAAATATATCCAAAAGGATCGTCTTCATAAAGCCTGTTTTGTTTAAACTTTTCAAAGCTTTTTCCTGAAGCACTTTTACAATCAACTAAGATACCATCTATTACAGCATCTTGGTGTCCTTTAATACCTTGTATATCTAATTCTTTTTGAGTTTCTTTTACAGTATGACCTGCAACACGGGTAAGAAGAAGAAGAAGCTCTTCAAGGATATGACCATATAAGAATTTAATTTTTGTGGAAGAAGGTAAAGGATTTCTTTTTTGTTTTAGATTAGACCTATACCATAGCTGTCGATTAGGTTTCCCTATAGCAGACAGTCTTAATTTATTATCATCTTTTCTATCTTCACAAAGAGATAATGTAATCTGACTACAAACTTCTAAGGCAAATTTATTTAGATGTTCTGGTAAATCTAATAGCTGTTTTTTATTTAAACTACCATCATCAAAAAGACTATAGATATCTTTGACTAGATTATTAATATTTTTTTTAGGCATGGGAAAATGGGGAGCCACAGAACGTGACTCCCCCTTTCAGGTTATGATGCAAAAGGAATATCATCATCAGATGTGTAACCAGATTCGACTACATCGAAATCCTCACTATCTTCTGATGCATAAGGTACGAGTTCAGTAACCTGTACCTTCTGTAGATCGGCAGACCTACCTTCTTTATTCTTCCAAGCCCAATCATAAGGACGATAAAGAACATTAACTTTAGATCCATTGCCAATCAATGTATTAAACATTGGCTGACGCATAGAGTCTACAAGTTCTGGTGCCTGATTAGTACCGTTCTTTCCTTCTACTTTACGCTTAACAGTTACAAAATCACCACGTTCATCACCTTTATTTTTTACTGACAACCCATCGTCTTTAACTTTAGCAAGGTTTTCAGCATCCAGACTTACATCAATAGTCCAGCATGGTTCAAACGTAGTGTTGGGCTGCGAGATAGAAGCCCAATAAGCAGTACCTGATATTACAGTCATCGTATTCCTTTCAAGTTATAATGACTAACAAGTTCTAACATACTCTATATAGCACTGTCAACAAAAAAGTCAATGGATACGTTCAATAATTATATCCATAGCCCATTCGTGTTCAGGAACATAAGACTCAAGTTCGTCTAAAACTTTTAGAGCATCCTGTTCTGTTTTAAAGATTTCAATTTTAGTTCCGGCATCATTAGTCATTGGATTAATGCTTTCAAGAATACTGGAAGTAATTTCATCTGAACAATACTCTACTAATATATAAGACATTCTGCATCCTTTATGTAATCATTTCTAATTCTTTCCATTGGTTGGAGATAAGCATATCTGATACTTTGTCTTCTCTAAGCTTTACAGTGTTACGGTTTTCTTTAATGTCTTTGGTATCTTTACCTTGATAAAAATTACCACCATTTTTATATGACATTAAACTAGGATGAGAAGACCAATAAGTAGCAGCATTGTACACATTATATAACGTTCCTCCATTATTTGTACCGTACTTTTGATAAGCACCACGACCAGTAATGTGTCTGCTTTCTTCATCGAAAATCTTCATAAGGTTAGATAGCATAACCTTATTGCCAACGTTCTTTCTTTCAACGTTATCAAAACGTTTAGCTATTGTATTTTTAAATAAACTAATAACTGATTCACGATTTACAGGTGTATTATACCATCTTTTCATCTGATCAATACCATCACCACTAATAAATTTAGTAGCTGTACCAATTTTTCCTGCAAAGCCAACAAGATCAAAGTTCTTACTATGTCTTCCATATACATGAGCAAGTTTATTACCAGCTACCAGAGTGTTCCAGCACTTAGAACGCCACACACCCATCATACCATTATTAGCCCATGTTCTGTTATGTGATGTACGAAAAACAAACTCAGGAATAATCAATTCACTTTTACCTTTTCCTAACCAGCCTTCACCACCATCAAGAAAAGTTTCTTGTCCGTGAAACTTAGCTTTAAGTTCTAACTGTTGTCCTTTATTTAGTACATCAATAGTAAATTCTGTGTCAGTTAGATCAAGTTTTGTAGATTCATCTTGAGATGCTATCGTTAAAGCTTCTTCAATGTTTTGAACAATATCTATATATTGAACTGGTGTGTAGTCTTTAGATACTATAGCAAGAGGCTGACCTGTATCAGTGCGTTTAAGAACTTTACCAAGTTCTTCAGGTACATCAGGAATATTAAAAGTATCTACGTTAAATTCAATTTGACTGTGATCAAACATTTGCATTGTCTTTACCTTTAAGTTATGAATGAGGATCGTCCCTCAAAAGAGGGGACGAGCCGAATGGATCTTTATAACTTTAATTGCTTCAGGATAATCTTCTTTCACCTCACATTCTGTTTCATAAAATAGAACTGTTTTTTCTATTGTACCAGTACCATCACACTCACCACAGTAATGTCCTATAGACGTTACCATATCATTATATACTTTACCATCTTCACAAACATTACAATAGTTTTCTACTAACCATGCAGTATTTGAAATCATCTACCTTGTCCTCTATATTTTTTCCAAGATAGTCTTTTACTTTTATTATTAGGTTTAGATCTAACACTATATCCTATTGATGTTCTTTTTTTAATCCGATGTAAATTAGGATCGTATGTACTTGTAGCTTTTTTAGCCATGATTATCTAACCAATCATCATAATCGTTTTGAAAAGATTTAAGTTCTTTTTCAATGTAATTATTAACATCAACTACACTTAAAGAAGCACCGCTTTGCTCAATCTTATGTCGTATCATAGGTACAATCCAAGGATCAGAACCGTTAAAAGCATAGTCAAGAATTTCTTGTTTTGTTTTAAACTTAGGTATAGCCATATCAATCTCCATTAAAGTGAGGGAAAGCCCCTCGTTGTAAGGGGCTTTGCCGAACTAATATGTATGAACTTCGTAAGTATCTACATTTCCATATCTAGTATTATTTTCTTTACATGTTTTACATATAAACATATTTTTATCCACTATACTTTTTTCTTGACCGGTTCAACCCCTACGTTCTCTGTATTTACTTCTTTCTTTTTTCATTTTTATTTTTAATTGTTCTTGTTCTATTTGTTTAGCTATTTCTATAAAAGAAATTTTTTCTTTAACTTTGCTTTGATAAGTTTCAGATTTCATACCCTTTTTAAATGTTCCACCATTACGATTAACAATACCAATGATTACATTTTTTGTTAATTTTCCTCTTGAATTTTCAGCATATAATCTTTTAGATGTTGGGCTGTTTGCTATATCTTGTGCATCCATACCATCATACCATGATTCTAATACAAATCTTTTAAATTTATCTGAGTTCATTTTATTTCTCCTCCCTCTATCTGTTTCTTTAAGTGTTCCAATCGCCAAGAACCATCAATTAGTTTTCTGTACTCTGACATCAACATGTCACCCTCACAGTTTTCTATATGTTCTACTGTGTCAACAATAATATCATGCACTTTAAGAATGTATTCTTCTAAAGTATAACTATACTTATCGTCCGTAGAATAGTTCCACTGATATTTCTTAGTCATTAGATTAAACTCCTATTTATCCTGCGTTAAATGATGCACAAATTATAGCACCGGGATAGATATCACTGTCTGGTTCACCCACGACCTCACCTAAATACATTACTTTTACAAGGCCGGGATACGCTACCCAACTATCATACATACTAAAATCACCTGACCCACCGTTGGGGTGTATCTGCTGTGCTTCTGCTGCACTATCAGCAACCACCACGGCACTATCGTAGGTGTCGTAACCTGTGTTGATGTTCTGGTGTAATCTAAATAGTTTCATTCTATGATCTCTACTTCTGATTCAGTGTTTATCCAGACTTCTGCACCACAAAAGAGTGGTTTATCAGGACTATATTTTACTGTACATGGTCCTGTTATATGAACTTCTTTTTGATAAGTTTCCCACTCCCAATGAAGTGTAAACTCAAGACCTGTTTCTTTTTCGGTTTCTTTGACTTATTCTTGAGCTTCTTTTAATGTGGGAGCATAAATTTCTAGATATTGTTGAGTATCAAAAACCCATAATTTATCTTTCATTTTCATCTCCATCAAGAATATCCCACCAAGCATTCATTCTGTTATCCAATCTAATGCACCTTCAAGATACTGATTCATTTCTCTTGGTGCCATACGGGGTGTAAGAGGATGTGATCCATTATAGTCTATTAAAGCATAGCCACCATAACATGCGGCATGATCTAGCTCAACCTTTAAAACATTTATTCTTATTTTTTTATTTAAAAGATCTACTTTTTTCTGAAGACTTTTTTTCGTTACTCGGTATTCCATTTGTATCTCCTATATAAAGAGGGAAAGACCCCTCACAAGAAGGGGTCTTTACCGAT